TTTAATGACTCTACCTCTGCCTCCCAATAATCTATTGCTCCGTTTGTTATCCACTCATCATCTACCCCTCTAATTTTTTTCTCAGGCTTTCTAAACACAGGCATACCAAACCTATCTATAAAACCTTCCATGTTCCACTCCATAGGAATAAATAGATTATACAATCCTGATTTAGTCTGACCATTTGCATTACGAGTCTTTAAGTCTGAATCTTCAAACAAACGCTTGAAGTTCTCACCACCCTTACTAAGCGCATTTGAAGTAGAACCCATCATACACTTACCTATTATCTTACTACCTAACCTTAAACAAGTTTTAGTAACACGCCAGTTGTTTTGAATGTTGTTTGGCTTAAGCCACTTACCTGATTCATCATGCACTAAAAGTAAAAGTTTCTCACCATCATAGGAGTTATCATCCGTGTTCTTCCAGTCAATTGTTGTGTCTAAGCCTTCCATCTCATCATCCATGACCTCGTGCATATTTTTCTTTGTAATCTTTGTAGCAGGAATTCTAAACGCTAATTCTGTTTTAGGTTTATCCATACCATCCTGAATAGGTTTAAAAAAGAACGGAAGTCTGTTAGCTATTGGAACCACTTTATCTGTAAACATTTTCTTCGCATCAGATCCAGTCTTAGATAATATACCAACTCTCGAATCTCTAGCTAGAGTTCCTGTGTTTACACATTCAGATGACCCCATAAAAGAAAACCCTGAACGTCTAATCTTAAGATAATCCATACCAAAACACCTCTTGTCAGCCTTACAAGCTTCCCAGTATATAAAAAAGATTCTATTAGCTTCTCTAAAGTCTGGATAGCCTACATCAATACTTGTCCATTGTAAATAAACATAATGAGAACCTGTAATGTAAGTAGGTTTACCATTATTATAAAACCAATGCCCTAACTCTCTTCTATCAAACTCAGCTTCTATATAATCAACCCATTTGTTTTTAAATGCAGACGGTCTTTCGTTCCACTGAAATATAGAATTTATACGAGCTAAATCTCTAGGCAACTCTTCACGCTCCCAATATTGATCTTTTTTTTCTTTACCTCTTTTACTTACTTCTTTAGGCTCTGGTGGAATACCGATAACCAAACCATTAATGCTAATAATTTTTCCTATTCGACCTGTTTTAGATATAATAACTAAATCATATTTTTCGTTGTACCCATAGAGCCATGTCTTGCTTGTATTCTTTTTTTTAAATACACCAGATGGAATATAATTACTTAATTCTTGATATAGTTTATTTTGACCTTCGTTCTGCAAACCCTTGTTTTGTATTTGTTTTATCTACGTGTCCTCCAGAGTTTATTACCTCTTCCTCTGAATCTATTTTATTTAGTATCTCAAACGCATCAAATATAGCAAGCTTCTTAGTTGCTGCTGCGTTCTTTAATCTATCTGCCGCCAACTCATCGTCTGGGTCAGGCTTTATAATATCTTCTTTCGCTACCTTTATTAGTTGCTCTACAGCTCTACGCCCTGCGTGTATGATTTCTTTTTTTAATTCATCTGAGTTCATAATACCATGGTTATTTGGTGGTCATACATTCTATAAAGTTTTTCATCATCTACCATAAACTCATATTCACTCTCTGGTTTAAAAGATATCTTGTCTCCTTTGTTTACCCCTTTAGATAATAAATACTTATTAGGATATTTCATATAACCAATCAACGGCTCTTCCTCTCCTCTTTTCATTATAATTGAATCTTCTTTTGCCGCAGGCTTCACAAAACAATACCTGTCATGACAATACCACTGTCCATCTTGTTTGTACATAAAGAACTGGTCGTTCTCTATAAAGAACAGGTTGTCTTTAAAATAACTTTTACCACTCTGCCTTCTCCCCTTCATGTCATTGTAAAACTTAAATACGTTGTGATGTACCAGCAGTGTATCACCTACCCTTATATCGCCAGTGTACCCTAACGGAGTAGCCTCAACTATTCCTTCTCGGTTAGAAGCTTTGTGATTCTCCTCTGATGTACTTGTGATGAGTTCAATACCACTTACATTTTTTGTATTGTTATATCGCTTATCATCTACTGGCTTAACGATAAAATAAAAAGGTGACCTCATTAAAAGTTTATATTATATTCGATTGATACAGGCATGTTGACATTGAACTCCTTCCATAAAAGTATTTCATCTTTATGTTGAATCCAAATTTTAAAACCTTTAGATTCTTGGTCGAACTGTATTAAGTGTATAATGTAATTCTTTCCTAATACTTCCTGCCCTACTATATAGTGCATCGCTCCTGATTTATAATCAGCGCCTATTGATACTTTTCTTATATCCATTTGATTAAATTTGATTAATACAAAGATATAAATTATTTACCTGCCTTGACCTCTGTATTTTTTTTGGTAATACTTAGATGATTTTACCTTAGAAGATTTTGTTTTTGCGTGTACCCCTGGCCTACGAGTCTTTGGTTTTTCGTAGCGCAGAGCAGACATTGATTGGGCCATTTAATTAGATTTATTATTTATTTTTTCAAACGTTCTCATACCACCCAGTCCTAACATACCGATAAGCACGGTCATAAGATGTTCCATCTGAAGAGCAGGTGGCGCTGTTTCTACGCCCATATACCACACTAGCATATCTCTTATTATAAAATTATATGCAAGGGCAATCCCGCATACCCAGCCTATGAAGGGACGCCATCCGGCCACAAAGATTGTTCTGTGCTTTGCCTCCATCTCATTGATAGCAGTTTGCATCTCTATAAGTTTTTGAGGGTCAATCTCTTTTCCTTTAATAAGCTGTCTTATCTCTAGACCTAAGCCATCAACTCCTGAGTCACTAAATCCTAATAATTTTTTTAAAAGCTTAAGCATACGTCCAGATTACGTTTTTTGTTTTTATTGGGTCAGCATCTACATGAATAAATGTATCTGCGATTCCTATTCTATTAAAGCCTACATTAAGCAAAGCTTCTAGTATTACATATCTTGTGCTGTTAGACGCTACATGTATGTCAGCTGCAAACCCTCTTAGGTGTGATGAGTTCTCTGAGCCACCTACTTTCTTGTTATGCTTAGGTGTTCTAAATCCTGAATTAATTCTGAATGGTGTTCCTGCAGCCTCACGTGCGCTGTCTAACATACGTAAAAAAGATTCATCCATGTTACTTCCACTGTCAGTAGAGTCAGGAGAAGGTAGCAAGAAACAATAAACTTTGCAACCCTTGGTTGATTTCCGCTATACTAACTACTAAAACAGTAATACCAAGTACCGTAGGTTCAAAATCTAAATTCATGTTATTCTGTTTCATCATTAATAGGTTCAACTAATTCCCAACTTTGAGTTTCCTCATTCCAAATATATAGGTTGTCATCCTCTGGCATTGGCGTTGGGGGCTGCCAATCAAAGTTATCATCTAACGTCCAGCTAGAATAAGGTTGGGGTGAAATAAAAACATCATTTTCTGAATCGTAAGTAGAACCTGTTCCAGCAAACTGTTTTCTCATGTTATTATTATAAGATGTTTGCACCCAATTCGTGTGACCAAACAAAGAGTTACAGAACTCTATGCCTTTAGTTTCATTCTCCTGACCCTCGTCATCAAGAAGCTCATTGTTGTGTACAACTATAACTTTTAATACTACGTTGTTTTCATCAAGTTCTGCAAAATGTGCCATAATATATTTTTTACAAAGTTAATTAAATTTTATTTATGAGTGTACGTATGTTCCACTACCGGTATAAGTTAATACTGTTTCATCTCCATCAGTGGTTACAGTAGGCGAACCTGTTATAGTGCCACTGTATTCAGAAGTTTTAAGTCTTAAAATAATAATACCTGACCCTCCATCCGCAGAAGTAGCAGACCTTGTTCCAGCACCACCACCTCCTGTATTAACACCTCCAGGAGCAGATGCTGGGGTTCCACCACCACCTTGTCCTGCTGTTCCTGTTCCATTGTATCCGGCTGCTCCTCCTGCATAATAAGTTGCTGTTCCAGATATAGAGCAATATATTCCATCACCACCTGTACCATCACTTAAACCTGGCTTTCCAGCTCCACCACCACCTCCTCCGTTGGAAGACGAACCTTGTCCACCTTGATATCCTTGTGCAGGCTCACCGTTTCCACC